AGCTACATTTCCATATATTTCAGTTTGAGAAGGTAAGAATAAATTATCTGTAACCGATTCTACGGTTCTATCAGGGGTAGTTCCCCCATTCGTAGGATTAGCTCCATTTGTTGTTAATCTATTATGTAAGGAGGGTTTGATAGCTGATTTAAAATCTCCCGAAGGGATTGCTCCGAAAACTGTACTATTTAGGTATGCCCTCATATATAAATTAGACCACTTTGTAAAAACAATCTCACGGTCTGTACTACCATTTACAAAAATATGACCTTCATCAGCACCACTGGAAAACGAATCCGAAGTGGCACAATTATTCATACATTCCCGAGTCTGAACAGTGATACAAGCATACTGCTTGCCATTAACGGGAGTAGCAATCCTTGTATGATTGTGGCCTATTATTATAACCATAATATTCTGTGCCTCCCAATTACCGCTATTATAAGGGTCAGGAGCAGTCATAGCATTAAAGTGCATAAGTCTTGTATCGCTTACATTCCATCCCATATCTTCCCAAGAAATAATACCATCATAATATGCGTCAAGCATTGCTTTTATTTCTGCATCTGTTCCATTAGCCCAAGTAACTATCTTCGGCATATCCCCTGCGTTAATATCTACTATAAGACTACCATGAAGCTTTACTTTGGTAAGGTCTAATACGAATGAGGGTGCATTGATATAAGGCCCTGTTATAGCGTCATGGTCAAAAGCGCCATATCCGTTTACATCCCAAGCAGCTGTCGTAGAGTAAAGAGTACCAAGAAAAGCCCCACCTCCACCGCCGAGATTTCGATAATTAGTAGCCGCCGCCAAAAGAGCAGAAAAAGCATTTGCACTATAAGTTGTCACGAATGATGTACCATTATAAACGTAAACATCAGTGGGGGTTGTAGTAGTGATTGACCCGTCAGCATTACCTCTCGGCAAATATAAGCCACTTACGGCACTCGCCAAGTCACCAAAATATGTTGACTTTACACCTGTAAGTTCATCCTTGCCTGCCCAAGCACCACCATATAAACCTTTAGTAATACATACCGCATTGTCCCCATCTACATCAAGTACCACACATTCCAAGTCAGCAGTACCACCTGTATGTGCGCCGCTACCAAGTTTGTAGGTTGAGCCGACCTGTGGAATGAATACATTTGACTTTACACTCAATGTCACAGAAGCCGCCGTGTATTCACTTGTGGCCGGTGTTGAGATCGTGATAGTCGCATCACCATACTTAAGACCGATAACAGTCAGTACTGTTTTGGCTGCATTTAATGAAGCAGTTACGACAGTGTTATTTGATGAGACTATCGAGTAGGTGGGTGCGTTTGTGTTAAATAAGGCTTCAAGCGCCAGCGCACCCGTGGCATTATTAACCTCAACATTTGAAACAACAGATCCGCTCTGGGATATCGTTATCGAACCGGTGCTCGCGCCTAAATCAACAACCGTCGTATCATTTTCAGCATCATCCGTCACGCTGACATTGGAGCCGGTGAACTTCAAGTTGGCTCTCTGCGTCATCTCAGTGCCATTCGGTGCTACGATAACATGTCCACCGCTGCCGCCCTCTTCGATCATCTGCTTAAGCACTACGCCCTGTTTTGCGGATAATGGCTTCGTTGCGGATGAACTTGTAAGGTTGTCAACGATATCCGTCACGGCGACATAAGCGCCAGTGGGATCTATTGTGATATTTGCATCGTTTGAGTTTGCAATGTACCACTCCTGGATGAACTGAGTGAGATTTTCTGCCTCAGAATCATAAGCGGGCATCTCCATACCGTCATCGTTAGGAACTGCGGCAAGAGCATACAGATATTCCACACTGTTGACCGTGCAGAAGATACCGATCTCATTGATCTTGTAGTCCTCAGCCACAAGGATGTCAATTCCGTCATAGTTGGTGAAGACTGCGCTGACTGTGGCACCATCCTCATCCGTGTCAATGCTTCCGATGGTGTAGGTATTTTTCAGTGACTTCAAAGCCGTACGCCCGGTCACGTCTTCGCCGGCTGTATAGATGCCATTGCCGGTCTTCATTGCAGTGAATGTCATTGTATAACCATGATCGAGGGCTTCTTGCATGGCCGCTCTTCCGGCATCGGTTACACTTGAAATTGAAAAAATGCTCGACATGTTCCCCTCCTTTTAGGTAGTGATTTTCGCCGGGATAATATACCCGCCTTTGTGCTTTAATCCAAAATGTAGATCTGACTGGGCTGTCAGATTCCACATAGCATCTATTATTACACCGACATGCGCCTGAATCATGTCATATAACATCGCCTTCATATCATCGAGATCAAAATTCGATGAAGGCAGCAGATGACATGTGATCCGGATAATACTCTGGTCCGGATACTCCGTGATCTCTGTGGTATCCGTGCCGGTATATGAATTGATCAATGTGATGATCTGGTCTTTTGTGATAGCTCCGCCACCGCCTCGGATGTATGCCAGCATGTTCTGTTGCCGCCTGATAAGTGATTCATCAGGAGACGATGTCAAACCGTATTCATGCTCCCACTTGTCGATGTCCTGAGCTGTGGATACATACATATCACCGATCACTCGGTTCTGTGATCCTTGATAGATCTGGAACTCTGCATCTCTTGCGTCCTGGATATCATTGACATGCTCGCCCTCATAATAGACCGGCATCCAATTTATCAATTTTTCCTTGATCATGATAATGTTACCTCGTCAAGATAAGCGATCTCTGTATTCCCTAATGTGATACTGTCAGCCGTACCGTTAAGAGTGATATTATCCACATCGATAACTCCGTCAACTGACAGAATCGCCTGAGCTACCAGCGCAAGTGATACTCGCCTTGTATCCTTGGAATAACCTATCTCTGTGATATATGCTCCAATAGCCTCCTCAATGGCTTCCTGATAATCAGCAACAGTGCCGGATGATACCGATACGGTTGCGGCAACGTCAACCGCCACCTCGGAAACAGAATAGACATATACATCAGCCGGACAAGGCTTGAGCTCGTCCAGATGGTCGCTGACCGCCTGGATCAATGTCGCATCTGCTGCCCTGTGGTTTTGGTTCATGATATAAACTGTCACAGATCCGACCGTCGGAGTCCTTCCAAAGCATACGGCAGCAGCCACGCCATCAACCTCGAGCGCCCAGATTTCATAATCTTCTTCTGTACCAGCACCGGCTGACTTTCTGATCACTGCGTAATATCTCGCTTCAAAATCATCCATGCTCTCGATATCATATCCGTTTGTAAAGCCGGAGGTATTTGTGACAGTATTGAGTCCGGCGATAGTCACCGGGAACTCATATATCGAGCCCTGTGGCACATTTCCGGCAGAGCCTACTGTCTCACACTGGACTAACACCATGACAGAACCCTCGGCTGGTATCGTGACCTCTTCCGTGGTCTCAAATATTAAGAAGTCGGATGCCACCTGTGTGCCAACCGGGATAACCGTCCCCGGATCTCCTGTGATGGTGACATATCCTGTCGCATAAGTAGCCGGGCGTCTGGTTATATTTGCTCTGTCCTTCGCAATAACTTCCTTGTAGTGGTCATCTGCCGTTTCAAAAAAGGCATTGTTTAAGATATTCTCGTTTGTCGCATCAAGTCCGGCGATTTCTTCACCAACCGGAGCCTGCAAGTCATATATTACTGACCCTGTCGATTTATCATACGTTTCCGGCATCCGATTTAAGATGTCCGCCGTAACCTCACTCGCTGTCCGCGCCATTGATAGTCACCTCCTCAAAACTGTCGCCATAGATACTTGTTACCGTAAAGCCGACGACAAGAGTCCGTCCGCTTCGGGTGAATGAAAAATCCGTCACCGTGATAATGTCAGGATGTACCACCAGAACGTTTTCAATATCCTGTTGAATCTCTGCGGTCTTTTCCGCGTAGTCCATATCAGGATCAAGCATGATATCCTTGACAGACGAACCATAGACCTGAACCAGTTCCGGTTCGTCATCCTCTTCGGCCTGAGCTGTCGCTATATCATAAATCGAATAGACATAAGCACGGGTTTTGAATGACTTTTCTATCCACTGTTTTAAAGCCTCTTCTCCTGTGATTTTGATGGGCGAACCATCAGCGATCCGGATATCTCCCTCTGACATATCCAGGCTCAGGTTATTTCCCTCGATTTCAAAGTCTTCAAGGATCTCGACCTGCTCCTCGTCAACCTCGATATCGTCATCAACGTATGGCATGCTCATGAGATACCTCCTACTCTGTCAACAGCGACCCACATCTGCTCCCCTTCCATGGGTACAACAAAAACGTAGTCACCCTTTTTCAGATCCGGCTTAAGCGTGATCTTGCCCTCTTTGGTTTCTTCGCCCTCTATTTCAATGACACAGTCAAGAGTGATGTCCTTAAGCCTATCACTTACATGAAGCTCTTCGCCTTCTTTCAAGAGAATACCACCGCCGGCGATGCTTACCGTCACCGGGCTGATACTAACTACCGCTCCGATACTTGCACCGATATGCTTCGGATTTTTCATCTCTTTCAAATTGCTTGCAAGCATGTTCAAATTAGACTGCTGCATCCCAACTCACCTCAATTTCAACTGTATGCATATTGCCCTCTATACTGTGACTTGACGATCTGATGCGATACCACCCATCAAGACCGCCGCCCTTAAGCTTAATAAGCCGATTCTTTTTAATATCCCAGTAGCCATCCGTCACTAACAGTGTTATCTGCTTAGTCGATTTCATCCGATTAAGGTCTTTAAGCTGTTGCTTTGCGACATTCTGGGCTTTTGCCACGGATACATCATCATTGACCTCTTCGACCCTTCGGACGGTGCCATGTTTCTTTATGGATGAGGCATCAAGGGCGGTCGCCACGACCTTATTATCTTTGACAACCTTGACCTCATTCCTAAGATCCTCAATGCTTCGAGTGATAGCAGCTTCATCGGCCATTAAGAATGACGGATGTATTTTGATCTTCTTCTTTTCCTCAATGACAACCTTATTGCCATCAACCTCAAAGAAATATGACTTGCCCTGATCCTTCTTTGCCGCCTTCAGGATGTCCTTCATGATCTCGATAACCGTCGCCTTGTAGATCTTATTGATCTTCGTCGGTATCGGACAGACTTCGGAAGCCACACCCTGCTTTGCAAGTAGTGTCTTCAAAGCACTGTCTGCCGACATATTTTTGAACTGTATGATCTCGTCGCCCTTAAGGTTATACGAAAAATCGAGCGCCTTGTATAAATGAGGCGGCCTGACATTTTCATCCATGGATACGATGATACCGTAGAATCGAATCTTGCCGTCGTCAGTAACCTTGACAAGCGACCCGACATCATGCACCATCAGAGAATTAAATGACATCTCCATGCCGTTGGTTTCATCATCAGTCGCCCAGGAAGGCGCTCCGATCATTTTTGTGACATCCACATCACCGATCTTTATCTTCATAAAGCCGCCGCCTTTTTCCAATTCTTGTATGACTTCCATCCAGTCAGATCCATCGATATGACATAGTCATTCTTTTTGTCTATGTGATATGAAAAAGAGCTGACCGCAAACCATCTGTTGAGATAGTAGCCGCCGCTCTTCTTTGCGATGATATACTTCATCGGAATGCGCTTCTTTTGGCACTCATTGAGGAGCTTAATCACCTGTGATCCTGTTGTACTGGAGACAGTGAACTCCAGAGACTTGCCTCGTCCCGGGACTAAATGCTCCGGAGACAGTTTCGGCTGCTGCCTCTGTCCGATGATGGTATAGTGTCCGCCCTTGACTGCCGTGAAGTCCTCAATATCAGCATCAACGGATATCTCGGGTAATTCAGCCGGGACTATCGGCATCTTGACCTTTGTCCCGGTGTAGCTTTTTAAATAGATAGTATATGGAGACATGTCGCCCTCCTTAATTTGCCATGGCTACAATAATCGAGCCCGCTATCTTCTCAGACAGCATATTGGCATACTCTTCATTGCCGATAACATTGCCCTGGATATTCAGTGACAGATTAACCACCGGACCGCCGCCCATACCCTTGGACTGCTGGTTGGTGTATATCTTTGAACCTTTCGGAAGGTCAACGATCTCCGGACCGTGCTCTCCGACAACCGTCCGACCACCTGTCCAGTACGGTGTACCCGTTGCATTTTGTCCGATGACAGCGTCTTTTGCACTGTTTGCCACATTTTTCACGGAATCAACGACACCGCTGACCGCTTCCTTGATCGCTTCAATTTTCTCCGTGATCCATGCAAAAGCCTGAGTCAGTGCGCTCTTAATAGCCTCGCCCATCTCTGCGAAGATCTTGGGTATGGCTTCCTTGATCTCGATAGCTTTGTTTTTGACCTTCTCGCAAAACATTCCGATGCCTCGGATGACTGCCTGCAAGAATGCCCAGATTTGTTTTCTGAACTTAATGATCAGGGCAACAATGACTACAACCGCCGCAATTATGGCAACAACAACGGCAGCGGGGAGTCCCGTGATAACACCGATGATCGCAATAACAACCTTCAATACTGCGACGATATTCCGGATGACAACCAGAACTTTGCCGATAACGCCTATCACAAACGTGATTTTTGGTATGAGCATACCAATAAACGATATTACCTTACCTATGACCATCAGAATCGGACCAACAACAGCCGCTATGCTTGCGATCGTTGTTATCAACTGCTTATTTGACTCGGACAAGTTGTCCCATTTTTCCTTGGCTTTATCCAGGATCACCGAGATCTTTTCCATCACGGTGGCAATAACCGGCATCACGGTCGTTGCTATATCAGCCCCGATCAACTTAATCTTATTAAGCTGCGTCTGGAAGTCATCAACCGGATCTTGTGTCGCTTCAAACGTCTGCGAGACATTACCGGAAAAGTCCGACATCGATGTATTAAGCTGATCAAAGGATATACGCCCCTCACGAACGGCATCAGCGATAGCCGTGCCAGATCTGCTTCCAAACATCTCTATGGCAGCAGCATAGGCATCTGTGTCTGATGGTGCGTTTTTGATGGTGCTCTGGAGCTCGGACATGGCCTGCTCCATCGTTTTACCGTCCTTTGTAGCCGTCACAAGACCCTTTTTAAGCGATGTCATGGCGGCAGACGTATCAACGCCGCTCTTGTCCAGATTCGCAAGGAAAAAGGCCGCGTCAGACGCACTGTAACCCATCTCCTTTAAGGATGCCGCGTTGGACTTCATTGAGTCCGCCAACGTCGTGACATCAACACCTGTCTGCTGACTTGCCGCGTTTAATGTATCAAGGAAGATATCAGCATCATCTGTTGATACACCAAAGGCAGCCATGGCGGACTGAGCTGAGTCAATAGCTGTCGTCAGATCCGTGCCGGTCAGCTTTGAAAATTCAATAAACTGCTTTGACAGTTCATCCAGTTCATCACCGGTGACTCCAAACCTTGTATTGATTTCACCAACAGCCTCACCAGCCTCTTCAAAGCTTGCCGGAATAGATGTCGCAACATTCTCAACTGACTGTTTTAAGCCTTTGAGCTCTTCGCCGGTGGCTCCGGTCTTCCGGATCACGATATCCATGCCGGAGTCAACTTCTTTCCAGGCTGCTGCCGCTGCCGTTCCGATAGCCATCAAAGGAACCGTCACGGCCGTAGTAAGAACGCCGCCGACCTGAGTCATTTTTTGACCGACAACCTCCCACTTCTTGCCAACACCATTGAATTTCTTCTCGATGTCAGAAGTAGCTCCAGCACTGTTTTTCTGTATCTTTTTAAGTTTTCCGGACATTTTGTCCTTTAAAGTAAGGACTGTTGATATAGGTTTTGCCATAGTTACTCCTTAATGCCTTTTGTGGCACTATTGATCGCGTCCGTATATTCTCTCATGGCTTCCATGAGTAGTATTTTCTCTGCATAAGTGGATTCCAAAAGATACGGCAGAGGATATCCGCGGAGCACATAGAACTTGTATATTGAGCCGTATGGGTCCGCGTCTATGCGTTTTTTATTTCTTCCGCCGCATTTCCATAGATAGAGTTCATTGAACAGACCTTGTCGCCTACCGTCATGATGTCACCTGCATCCATAAGCTTGTGAACCACGTCAACCGGATCTCCGACATCCAACTGCTCGTATAACTCCTTATCGTGAAGCTGTTCGCAACACGTATATATGATCTTGGCCATCTCATCGACGGTGATCTCCATGGTCTCGTCAGTGTCCGCATTGTTCACGCGGTTGACGAATGCCAGCATCATCTCATCTGTTGGCCTCTTGAATAAAAGCGTCCCTCCGAGCTGAGGGATCTCGATTTCTTCTGTTTTGTTTAATGCCATCTCGCGCTTTTCAGAAGCAGCGAGAAGCTGCTCCAGAGTCAACCTCTGGAGCCCTTCTGTTTTCGCCATAATATTTCCCCCGTTTCTTATCAAATAAAGCTTGTTACCTTAAACTTGGAAGCATTAAAAGGTATCTCTTCCTCAGAGATAGACTTTGCCTCCGCATTAAGCAGCTTAATCTCGGTGATCTGAGCGTTCTGGATCGTAACTGACTCATTCTTGCCGTTTACGTTCATGTTCACGCCAGTGATCACGAATGAAGGCATATTACCATTGACGATGCCCTCATGGACCTTCTTAAGCACAGCAGAGTCTACCTTCTTGCGAGTGATAGTACCCTCAATGGAGTAGCCCGTGTACTCGTGCTCGGTGCCATACTGACCGCATATCTCGATATCCTCATAGTCGAGTGATATCGTAGCATCTGCCTGAGTAAGTGTGGCAAGGAGCTCGCCGTCAAAATAGATCTTCTGATCATTTCCTTTAAACATAACCCTTTACCTCCTTAATTCAGTGTGACTTCAAGCTTAAGATTCTGCATTGAATTGAGAACCATAACATCAGCGGACAGATATACGTTGCGCTTGTAAGGCGTAGCCCTTACCTTGTCATCGTCCCAGTTAGCCGCATCCGGGTTGATAAGAACCCATGCAGCCCTCTGAGCGGCAACATCGATCTCAACATTATTCGCATAGTCGGGGCTTAAGATAGCCTCTTCTTCAAGTGCGTCGAAGTAGTTCGCTATTGAACCGATGAGCTGCATCTGGTTATCAACCGAGTTCTTCATGCGTCCTGAATAGGTATCGCGGAAGACTGCCTTGATGTCAGCACGGATCATGTCAGCAACCTCAGAGATCTCGATATATCTCATATCCTCGATCTCATCGCCATTGTCGGCCGTATTATCAAAATTGGTCAGAGTGTTGACCGCTGTACCGAGTCTCACAACTCTATCAGCGCCCGCCCAGTCGTTATAAAGGACAAGATATCCGTTATTGACTGTGGTGTCGGGAGTAGTCAGATCAACTACTCCGGAAAGAGCCTTGATGATAGTGCTGGATGCACCGTTGACATTAGCACGTGATAAGATGGCACAAATCAAAGGAGCAAGCTCCTGTGATGTATAAGTGCCCTCTGCTCTGTTGAGAGTGCCCTGTCCAACTCTGCCGGAATCCCAGTCCTCGTCAAAAGTAACGCTCTGGGTATAGATGCTTTCTACATATCTGCTATCCTGAGAAGCTACATTGAAAACAAGCGCATGGTAAGACTTTTTAGCCTTCGCCCATGTAGCAAGTCCGGTGTAGTCTGCTGAGATAGTGGATACTGTGGTGACACGGCCGTTCTGATAATTCTCTTCGATAAGAGCAGTAGCCGCGCTCAACTCTGCCGTTGTGTCGATGGTAACAACGACAACCTTTGCGGGCATAATCGCAAGCATGTCACCGATGCGAGCCGCATTTGCATTGCTCCAGATGGTGAGATCAGTTTCAAGTGTGACCTCCGTGATAGAGGGTGTCACGGGCGTATAATCACCGCCCTCGGTTTCGCCGTCCTCTCTTACAACAAGGATAGCAATTCCTCTCTGTGACCTCTCTATGAAGGATGTGGCCAAGGACTTGAATGCAACGATTATGCTGGGAAGTGTAGCATTAGCCATTTCTTTTCCTCCTATAAGGTTTTAACTGTAATTTGTTCATCGATATTCTCCATGACTTCGGCAGCAGTCTCGCGTCCGTCAAAGTCTATGACCTCATAATCAGTCACAGTGAATGACAGATGAAGCACTCCCCCCGTCTCGCCGGTTCGCCCGGTCTCACAAAGGATATCTGTTACTTCAAGATCGCCGATGCCCTTAAGCAAACGGCTCTCCATAATCTCTTGAAAATCATTGAGTTCAATTTTCCAGCTCTTCGGATCTGAGGCATAATAATAGAGATCTTCGTTGACGGTTGTGACCTTCATCTCGATCTCTCTTGAATAACTTGCATCGTATTCTGTTTCAGCAGCGCCTCGGATAACATCGTCAGTCTCGCGGTCAATAGGAATGATCGGGACATCTTTGAAATCCGTATCTGCTATCGCCTCACGATAAGCCGAGACAACTGCCGCATGTATTTGGTTTATTGTCATCGCTTACCTCCCAGATGTGAAATTGCTTTCAAGCAGCTTGTCGATGTATTCAGTGGCATCGTTCACGAACTTTCCCTCGAAGCTTTTGCCGGCCTTTTCAAAGATGCGATAGTCTTTTGCCCGCTTTCCGGTATTTGTCCTCCGGATCACGACCCTATGACCATACTCCAGAAGGTGTGCATGATTACCGCGATTATCTTTGCGTGATGAATAAGCATATACACCATATCCACCTCGCTTATTCTCCCAGGCTTTACTGGAGCGAATAGACTTGAAATAGTTCCCGGTTTTCTTATGCACGGTTGACCTTGCAAGCTTGCGAGTCACTGTCGCCAGTCTCCCACCTTCACGCCTCATGAACTTCTTGGTCTCTTTCGGCATGGTCTCCTGAGCAAGTTCAAGCATGTTCTGGTTGAACCTATCCCACTCACTTACATCAAGAGCAATGTTATTCATATCGCAACCTCCATGACCGTCATGATCTCCATGAAGCGCTCATTCTTATAAACCGGCTGCCACCATCTGACATCGTACCGCTGACCCGCATACACGATGACGTAGTTCGGCTGGATATCAACCACTCCAGTCCGTATCCGGATCTTGTGAGTGATCTCTGTGGTGTCAAGTCCGCCCATCATGTCACGGTTGTAGCCTGTCGTTGGTATGATCTGAGCCGGGACGTTCTCCTTTACGGTAACAAGTCCATCCTGGGCGTCCTCACCCAGTTTGTTTTTGGCCGCATCAGGCTTTTTTATGGTGACCTTGCACCTTAAATCTCCTGCCTGCATCAGCTTTCCTCCTCTTCGTCTCCGCCTTCTGTTTCTCCGTCAACCTCTTCGGCCGGCAGTAAATTTCTTGAATACATCGACAAAATGGTCTCTACTGCGGGATTGTTGATAGGCTTGTCCGTATGCTGAGTCCTCTGATCATACATGTCAGAGATCCATATCAGCGCCGCCATGTCCACATCATCGTAGGCATCCAGCTCTGCAAGCGTGTGGCCTGTGTACGCGCAACAATATGACTTGGCCGCCGCTAATAACGGCAAGATCAATGCGTCATTCGCTTCAATATGTAAATATTCTGCGACCGTTGTCGCGCTTAATGTACTGAGTGCCATAAATTGAACTCCTTTAAAGAAGAGCGGAGCCGTTTTGACTCCGCCCATAGTTTGTATTATTCGCTTGCCATAAGGCCGGACTCCTGCAAGGCATCCAAAAGCTCGTTTACCTTTGCCACGGTTGTGGCTACGTTAGAGCCGGAAGGAAGACTTGATACAACAAGAGCCTGAAGAGGGAATTTTTCGACCTGTGCACCATCTTCAAATGCAAGAGTGCCGCCGACGACCCACTTCTCGCCGCCCTGCTCGCGATAATTCAAAGAATTATAACCGCTCATGTGTCTACCTCCGATTATGACTTAACCTTAAGACCTGCAAGCTTCTGTGCGTTCTGGACTTTAGCGTCCAGCTCAACAAATCCGACAACCTCAACAACGTGCTGTACTGCCTTAGCCTCACGAAGTACCTCGATATTGATGTCCTCGGATACCTTAACAGCAAGACCTGTCATGTCGCCGTAGAATACACAGAACTTTCCGGCATTGTCGCCCTTAAGCTCGAATACATTGTCAGAACAGTAAACGTCCTTGCCGAGAAGAGTGTAGCCCCAGCGAGCATTGAGATCACGGTTGAGAAGATAAACACCATCACCATCCTTGATCTTGCGGATAGCTTCGCGAGTCTTCCTGTTCATGATGAAGTATGCATTCTCCTGGAACCAATCAGGAACCATCTCCTGGAGGCCGATAAGGTCATCGCCTGTGATCTTGTTGTTTGCAGTGGTCTCAGCATACTGTGTGATGCCAGGAGCCATACCGGTGATCTTTGTATTTGTTCCGTAAAGGAGCTCCTTCTCAATCCATGCAGCGATGTTGAGCGCCATCCTGTTGATAACAAAGCCAACAATATCAAAACTGCTGTTGTTGATCAGGCTCTTTGAGATATCAACCAGAGCGCTTGCAAGGAAGCCGGTTAAGGAAATGTTTGAGAACTTTCCTGTGTGGCTGTCGGGTGCTGAGAACTCTGTTGCATAGTCAACAGTGATGTGATCTGTGGTCTCATCCCAATAAGGAATGGTAAGAGTGCCCTTCACGTTGTAACGCTCAGCGTCACTGAAAAGAGGGCTGATCTCGATGATCTTGTCAATAATTCTGTTGGCGATAGATGCAGGAATAACTGCGCCATTGTCGCCCTTCTCCATGTCAGTAGCACTCTGTGAGATCTCTCCAGTTCTGAGATAAGCCTCAAAGTCCTTGATAGCCTTCTGCTCAGGATCAAGCTCAGACTCTACACGGACAGGCTTGAATGTGGCTGTCTTATCCATAGCCTGCATTGTAGCCTCTACCTGCTTTGCCTCAGTCTCGGCTGCTGTAAATTTTGCATTCTCGTCATCAGTGAGAACGCGGTTCTCTGCCTTAGCAGTGTCAACGATGGACTGCATAACCTCACGCAGATCGTTGAGCTTCTCAGTCAATTCTTTCTTGTTCATTGTTTTCCTCCTAAAAGAATTTTTTGATGCGTTCCTCCCACTCGGTATAGTCCACCGTGGGCTGTGTCTGTTCCGGCTCAGGAACTTCCCGCTCCGGAGTTTCGGTCGGTAATACTACCGGCTTAAGTAACTGTTTGGGTACATTGCTGTATCCATATTTAGCAATGACATCCGGATCAATAGAATCGCGGACATCCTTTTGCTCGTCGATTATTGAGATATTAAATATCTCTGCTGCCTTGCCAGCGGACAGCCATGTCTCATTGGCAACAAGTGCCACAAGCTCGTCCTCTGTCGCTTTCAGCTTTGAGCGATACAAAGGCATGCACGTACCTTCCTGGATCGCTTCAAGGTCTTCTGCTGTTTTCATCATGTCGTCAGCGTTGCCAATGCAAATTGACATCGGCTTGTGTAACATCAGCATCGTACCCTGATACATATTGACGGTATCGCATGCCATGATCAGAAATGAAGCAGCGCTTGCCGCTATACCATCAACATAGGCATTGACATTCACACCGCGCTGGATGGCTCTGCGGATCTCGCTTGTCATAGCAACGGCAGCGAAAACAGATCCGCCGGGACTGTTGACGAAAAGGTTGACCGTGTCGCCATCCATAGCCTCATGAAGTGGCTCGGCCAGATCTTCGGGGGTAAATCCACACTCACGGCCTTCGTAGTCAGTCCAGTGCTCCTGCACGATCTCGTCATAGATATAGACTTCACTCATTGGCTGTATCTCCTTTCTCGGTCTCAGAAGTAGAACTCTGATTCCGTTCTGTATCTGTATTCGGGACATAGAAGCGATCGGTGTTGATCTCTCCGTCAACGGAATAGAGCGCCGCACCAAGTCCCACATTAAGCACATTCATGCCGTCTATGGCTTCCATGTTCTCCATCTTCCGGATCTCATTGATAGTGATCCAGCCGGAGCTCTTGGCTTTCTCATAAGCCTCATAACGCTCCTTCATGGATGCCTTTAAGAGCTCTGAATAATCAGCCGCCCAGAAATATCTGCCCTTTTCATCCTCACGTAAAAAGTCTCGGTTTAAGGATGTCTCAAAAGCCTTACCTATCGGCAATATGGCATAGCGGATGAAATCCTCGTGGTTATCCGATAAATGAAAAAGAGCATCGATCTCTTTGTTTAAAGTTTCAATGCTCTCATTGATCTGTAATTCTGTCGGGTTGCTGGAGCTCTCTTTGAACTCAACACCCTCATTCAGCACCGGCGCATTGTCTGTGGCCGATGAATACATATAGCGCCATGTGTCTTTTAGCAATTTGATCTCCGGCTCGCTTAACTTCCGCTTACTGGTCAAAAAGCCTTTTTTATTCCCGCCGCGCTTTAATGTCTTAACCTGGAATAATATCGCCTCATACGCGGCCTGCATAGCGTCATTGACTTCACGGACTATGCTCTCGCCATACATACCATTGCGAGTGTTGCGAAGCAGCTTAATGAACTCATACGGCTCATAGAGCTTTGCAAAGACATTGAGCTTATACTCCTTAAAGATGGGCTCAAAATTCTCGATGATGGAAACGTCTTCGCTCTTGACATAATAAAGACCGGTCGGCCTGTTACCCTCTTTTTTGATGTAGACATATCCACCACCGTTGTATCCGAGAAAATAATCCTCACAGACGGCTTTTTTCATCTGGAAGGCATCCAGGGTGTCGCGAGTATCTTCGTTGATCATCGCCACTCTGGGATCATCAGAAACGCGAACCACAACATCCTTGCCGTCTACAACATCATGGCGATAGAGCCTGAACGGAATCGTCGCGAATGTGGACGTCACAAGATCCAGATCAGCAGCGACCTGCGGAATGGTCTTGATCTGCTCACGCGATAACATATTCCTGTTGACAAGTGCCTGGAGCAATGTGTCGCCGGTTAAGACGGTCTCCTCTGTGTTCTGTTTGAATCGGTCAAATATTCCCATATCAAATCACCTGAGCAACGAATCCGCCGTAATTCATCAGGCGATCCTGTTGCAATAAATAAATCGCATTGATCAGGCTGACAACCATATCAACCTTGCCATTGCTTTTCTTCTTGTTCACATATCTGTTGAGATTCGTGTCAAAGGTACATCGAGCATTTTGGAAATTGATCTCCAAAAGCGGATTCTCCGTATATTGGAAATTTCCGTCCATGATCTGCTCGTATAACAGCTTTGTGGCCGGATGTAGCACACTGGAGTGCTGCTTAACCTCAACTGTTGTATATTTCTGGTCCCATTTCTGGGCTGAACTCATTGCGTTGTATCGGTCAAAACCAATGGCAACGATATGAACCCCGAAACGCTCTTCAAGGTCAAAGACGAACTGCTCAACCACGGAATAGTCTATCGTCAGATCTCCGCAAGCGATAACATGTCCCTGCCGGATGAATTGTCGATAGTCTATCTTTTCAAAAGCGTTCTTTTCATCTATGCGTCCCTCCGGAATAAATGCGAAGGACTCAGCGAGCACCACACCATTTTCTTCTGACATAAACGCCACGGATGTGTTGTCGTTTGTCATGGATAAGTCAACACCTACCCAGACATCACGGCCGGTCCAGTCGATATGATCAACCTTACACTTCTGGACAGCCTGCACATCGATATATGTCTCCGTGCCTGCACCAGTGTAGAGAATATTACAGTGCTTTGTGAGGAAATTCTCGCGGGCACTCTCCATTTCGATGGCACGGTTGCGCTTGTCTATCAGATCATTCCAGATCAATGGGTTATCCCACGATACCGGGTTGGCCTGCTTAAGTATCAGATCATCCGTCATCCATGCCTCAGTCTCATCCGGCTCAAACAAGAGCGAAAAGACTTTCTCGTCATCGATAAGACCATCGAGCACCTTTTTGGAGTAAGCAATCTCCTGCTCAAAAGGGTTGTCGATAGATGTCGGATACTTCGTGCTGATGATAAATCCGAGCTTGTTAAGTATATTAAGCTGTCCGGATCTCATTGCCTCTATCGGATACGAATTCGGAAGTGCTCCGACCTCATCCGCGAGATATACATTCGGCAGCTTGCCGTCCATCCTGCTGGTGGAATAATTAAGCGGAATGTACCGGGACTTGTTCGGGATGAACTCGATATAGTCCCGGAGAATTTTGAACCGCTTTTCACCCATGTACTCGTAGAGTAACGGTGACATTCGCAAGATGTCGGAGATGGCTTCCTTAACCTCACGGCTAAGAGCACCATCAGGAGCGACCGAGTAGAACTTACTCAATGGCGGCTCCAGAATAAAAAGGAGGATGAAAATCATCCCCACCGTATAGGTCTTATAATTCTTCCGTGCGATCTCCAGCAGTATAGTCTGATATCTTCGCCGCTGGTGATCATCCCGATGCACCACGGCCAGCGATGCGATATACAGCATCCACTGATATCCTGTCGAGCAGTCGCACATATTCTGTCCGGCCTTAAGACCCTTCGGCATGATGGCCAGCTTCAAGATCGCCTCGATCTTCTTTACGGCAGCAGCGTCGATCTCATACTTATCATTCTTATCATCCGCCATGCTTAAGAAGTCCGCGCTCTGCATCCTGACGTACTTCGGCGCCGGATCTGACAAGCAACGCTTGGCGAATTGGTAAGCCGGATTCTTATTCGACAGTGCCATTCAATATCTCCATCAAAGGATCGTCAGGATGATCTTCCTTCGATGACTCAAATCCCTTGATGATCTTCATCAAGGTCTCAACTGTTTTATTGGATGATGCAACCACTCTGTCATAAGATGCAAAGATCGGATTCGCATAAGTGTTATCCTTGCCATTGCTGTATGACTTCGTTGTTGTGTACTCGCCGGACTCCAGCGCCCGGTCAACTTCGGCTTTCATGCCCTCACCAATTTTGAGCAGCTGCTCGTATCTCTCCAGAGTCGTAACAAAAAAGAAGTTCTGCTCAATGCCGGACTTCTTTGCTCGCTCCTTAATCTCTTGGATGCGATCAGTGAGGGTGCTTTCTTTTGCTCTTCCCATAGTTCTGATCTCCTCTAAAAAAAGTTATATTTTATTTTCGGTGTAAAAAGAGG